CCCCCCCGTCTTGGGGGGGTCAGTCTAGTTCGCCTTTCGGCAAACTAGATCCATTTTCGGCTCCGGTATGTCGGTTTGTTAACGGACAAATCGGCTCATTGAGGTTAGAAGGTATGGGTACAATTCACCATGAAACGCCGCATGATCCTCTTATTGAGGGTCATACGTCGCAGTTCTCTGGCAATCAAGGAGCTAGCTGGTCCACTACTGGAACTAGCAGCTACACGATTGCCGACTATTACGCTTCAACTGATGGGGTTGAGATTCCTCAATTCCACAAGAAAAGGCGTAACGGCGAGATACTGCCATATACCCCCTTTACTCAAGTGGAATATTCTCTAAGAGAATCTCCAAGTGAGTATACACTTGCCACCCAAGGGTGGAATAAGTGGTACAGGGGTTTGGGTCCATGGATACCCACACAGTCTCTCGTCACCCGGGCTGCTCTGTCAGGGGTGCTATCACCGTACCACGAGGATCTTGATCCTAGTGGTGCCGTTTTAGCAGCCGCCTCACAGATATACAGTCAGGGACACGATAGTCTCACCTTTATTGCGGAGTTCCGTAAAACCGTGTCCTTGTTTAAGGACCTTAAAAAGCGGTTTAAAGAACTCATGCAACTGTCAAAAGTTGCGCAAAATTGGTTAGAATATCGGTACGGATGGCGCATTTTGTGGTACGACATAGTCGAACTTAACAAAGTGCTCTCTTCGTTAGACGAGAAACGGAAGCGCTTCACGCATAGGGCTGGATCTCAATCCAACCATATTGCGACATCTACTTACGAGTATAAAGAGGGTACATCTCTAACGGCCACATGGTCCGTTATTGATACTATCCATGTTTCTACTCGTGGTAATGTAACCGCGGATATCCAACCACCTAAGTTTCAATTCAACCCGGCCATAACTGGCTGGGAATTGATAAAGTTTTCCTTTATCATAGATTGGTTCTTAGACGTTGGTACGTGGCTTGAAGGGCTTTCCTTCTTAGTGACAGTGGAGGAGTATACTGCTGCTGGTGGCATTTATGCCACTATCAACAGACGGATAACCCCCACTGGATATACTGTCTATCATCCCACATATACGTGGGATTTAGATCAGGGATCCAGTGAGGCTAATCTTATCCTCACCACTCGAACGCCTATGACAATACCTTTACGTCCGTTCTTCAATGTCCGTCTGGACATTGGCAAGATCGCTGATCTTGCGGCGATTGCTTACGGGCTCCTGAAATCGGGAGCCTTTTCGCGATCGTTAAGACTATAAAGGAGATACATCATGGCCGCAATGGCTACTGTGCTCACTGAGTTTGCCGATAATGGAAACTCTCGTACTTATACGCAGGCTACCCACACCGCTTTAAAGCCGGTGTTGGTTCTGCAAAAGCGTAAGGTACCTTCTGGCAACGAGGTTGTAATCGAGGACACTGTCACAGTGCTCTCAGCAACCGAAGATGCTAATGGTGACGTTCTACCGTCACGTGTTACGTTCACAGCCACGATTCGTCGTCCTAAAGACGGCATCGCAGCTGATGTAACAGCTATGTTGGCAGTCTTCCGCGATGTTATCGCGGGCGACGAATTTGCCAACACTGTGAACACCCAAGAATGGCTGGTTTAAGCTTAAAGCCGCTTAAAGACCTGCTCAATATCATCAACGCCCTCAAGAAAGTAAAATTCTTTACTAACTTGATTCAGGTGTTGAAGTTGTTGAAACAGGTCGGCTTTAGCTCAATCTCGCCTATAGCACGAATACTACTTTTGGTAGGACTCGTACTACTCTTGGCCTTCGCAGAGCAGTTCGCCTTTGGCGACTACTTACGCTGGTAACACTTATTGGAGGATCCGCAATGGACCTACAAGCATTAGCTTTCACACTATGTGAAAACTTCGTTAGTGACCAGAAGGGTCACATTAGTGACGACGTTCGAAACCTAGTCCTGGGATGGATTAGGCAACGAAATGTCGCTCGCTTATGCGAAGCTAGTGATCATATTCCTCTGGCATTTCATACAGAGGATCTATGTCGCTTTTCACGCCAGGTTGCAGCGTTCTTTAAAAAGAACCCTGCATTCTCTAATCCGGATGTTTGCCAAAAGGCTGCTAAGCTCTCTTTCGAGAGGGCTGAGCTTTTGTGCCGATTGACCAATAAAAGGTTAGATCACTATTACGCAAATCAGGACAGGATTTCTCCTGAAGTGAGGCGCATAATAGACCGGGCGCAGGGTATTATTTATGATACCCTGGGCGACATTGCTGAGTTTTACGACAGACTACCGTCGGAACTCAGGATCACTAGCGGAGCTTCAGCGACACGGAGTCGCAGGCAGGCTCTCCCTCACTTAAAGGTGAGTAAGAGAGCTATACCTGTTACACGCACAGCCATTCCGTATATAGAGCTCGCCAATAGCCATTATGGTTACGGTAAACTCTCTTATCGGGAAACACAGTGCAACCGTGTTGTGACCGACTGGAAGAACTGGAAAACTGATAGAACAATCGCTTGCGAGCCGGAAGGCAATCTAGCCGT